TTTTTTGCCATCAGCAAAAACAGTACTTGTACCTGGACCTTGAATTATTCCTGCTGCGCTGTCTGTTTTTACTCTTGCTATACTGGGCATACTTTTATTTATCAGCTGTAGTGCTAGGATTTACTAACTTTTCATAATCATCTGCACTTTCTTTATATGTTTCTAAAATTGTTTGCACAGAAGACATAGGAATACACACTTCTTCTGCTAATCCAGTAAAAGAATAGGGTATTAATGCTAGTTCTTCGCCGTTAATCACAACTACTCTGGGATTTCCTATGTTTAGTATCTTGTTTTCATTATCATGTGCTAACACTTGGCAAACTAGTTCAATACCGTTAACCAATTTAAGTGTGGCAATTTTACCAATAAAGTCGTCTATGTTGTACATGTGTGTTCTCTCTGTGTTTACTTGTTGTGACTAGGTGCTTTAACCTCTACAAACATTTCGTGTGTTCGTTTAACTGGATTGTATTTTCGAAACTTCATTTTATCTTTTACATTTTTAGTTTTTACCATAGAGTAGTGATATGTATGACTATCTCTCGTTTCGCCTTCTGGGATTAACCAAATAATATTTTTTCTTTTACTGCTTCCGCCTTTTGACGCCATGTTATTTTACCTCAAATTTTCGTTGTATCCATTTATATGCAAAGTATATGCTCAGCCCGTATGTTGCTAACACACTCATTGGTAGTGCAATGTATATCAGCTCCCACGGTGTTAAAAATAATATCTCCCATGTAAAGTTTGCCAATGCTTCTCCGTCTCCTACAGGATGCTCTGGTATGAATACTTCTGCATCTTCAAATTCCACATAATTATGAAACTCTATCCACTCGTCTTCAGTGAAACAGATTTCAAATTCTGGTGGACATATAACGTCCACTATAAACTAAGTCCTTTGAATGTGTCTTCAGTTACGTCTTGTTTGGTTCCACCTATAACGTAACTGCTGATTTCTGTTTCTTGTGGAGCAACTTGTACTTCGCCGCCGCCTATCCATTTTTGTGTCCACGGTAAAGGATGTGTTCCTGCTGTGTATACTTTCTCTATTCCTATATTTTGCATGCGTTTTGCTGCAATAAATTCTACATATTGCTTTAACAGTTCTGCATTTAGTCCAATAATACTGCCATCTTTAAACAAATAATCTGCCCATTTCTTTTCCTGCTCTACAGCATCTATAAACATTTGTTTGCATTCATCTGCTGTCTCTTCTGCAATCTTGGCAAAATCTTTGTCTTCTTTGGGCAATAATTTAATCATGTGTTGTGTGCTTGCTAAATGTACATTTTCGTCGCGAGCAATCAATTTAATAATTTTAGCATTACCTTCCATTTTCTTAACTTCAGCAAATGCCCAACTACAAGCAAAACTAACATAAAAGCGCACACCTTCCAGGATGTTTACACTCATTATGCATTTCCATATACGTTTTTTATGTTCGTATAGATCATACTTAGCACTGCCTTTTTCTTTCAACAGGTTATAGTTAAGCAAGTCATCGTATGCTTCAGTGATGCTGTCAGCACAATCAACAATCTGTTTGATTTCATTCATTTCATCAAACACCTTGCTGGGATCGCTGTAAATATTTCGTATAATATGTGTATAACTACGACTGTGAATGGTTTCTGAAAATGCCCAAGTCTCAATCCAAGTCTCAAGTTCAGGTAGACTTACTATAGGCAAGAAAACAAGATTAGGTGAGCGACCTTGTACACTGTCTAAAAGAATTTGTCGCTTTAGATTGCTGGTAAAAATATGTTGCTCATGGGGCTCTAAGTCTTTAAAATCCTTAGCATCGCGTAAAATATCTACTTCTTCTGGTCTCCAAAAGAATCCCAACTGTTTATCAGTTAGTTTATCAAACTGTCTGTATTTTAGTGTATCAAATCTCTGCATACCTGGTCCGCCATGCGGATCAAGAAACATTTTAGCATCTAAGTGATTGTACTTTTTATTCGTATTTAATACTGGCATTATATTTTACAACTCTCGCAGTCTTCATCTTCGACTATTGTTTGTGGTAATTCTACATTTTCTTGTTTATTTGTATCTATTTCGCCTTGGCCATCGTATGTGTTATTGTAGTACAACTGTTTGCCTCCGTACTTATAAAACATTACTAAATGTTGAAGCAACATACTCATAGGCACTTTTTCATCTTCAAAATGCTCAGGATTGTAAGACGTATTAACACTAATACCTTGGTCAATATACTTTTGTAGTACAGCCATAATCTTTAAGTAGCCTTCTGGCGACTTTTGATCCCACAACAAATCATATTTGTTTTTAAGGCGTGGGTATCCTGGTACAACTTGCTTTAACTGTCCGTGTTTACTACCTTTAATACTGATAAAACTACGTGGTGGCTCGATACCGTTTGTACTATTTGAAATTTGTGCTGATGTTTCTGCCGGCATAAGTGCCATCAATGTACTGTTGCGTATACCGGTTTCTTTTAATTGTTTACGCAAATCTTTCCAGTCCATTCTTTCAACATGCTTAACTAACTCGTTAACCTCTTTTTTGTAAGTTTGATTGGGTGTAATGCCTTGGCTGTACTTTGTTTCGTTATTTTTTAAACATGCTCCTTTTTCAACAGCTAAATCGGCACTGGCTTTGATCAAATAATAACTCCATGCTTCTGCCCATTCGTCTACTAATTCTAAATTAGGATTTTGGTAAGTGCTGTCATTTTTAGCAAGCCAGTACGCAAAGTTAATAATACCGACACCCAATGGTCTGCGGTTCATTGTACCTAATTGTGCAGCTAACACAGGATAACTTTGATAATCAAGTAATGCATCTAAACCTCTTACAGCAAGATTACACACACGTTCCATTTGTTTAAAATCTTTAATAACACCCCAATTCACTGCACTAAGTGTACATAAACTAATTTCGCCTTCTGGATCTTCGATATTTTTTAGTGGTGTTGTGGGCAAGTCGATTTCGCAACATAAATTACTCTGTTTAACTGGCGCAACACTTTCAATAAATGAGCTGTGTGTATTAGCATGATCTACGTTCATTAGGTAGATACGCCCGGTATCTTTGCGTTCTTGCACAAATGCGCTGAACAAATCAATTGCTTTTATAGACTTTTTACGTAGTCGTGTATTACGCTCTGCTGTTTCGTATAGTTCTTTGAACAGGTCTTGATCATTAAAAAAAGCATCGTATAGTTCAGGCACATCGTTAGGTGAGAACAATGTGATATCGCCACCGCTAATAAGTCTTTCGTACATTAGTTTATTAAACTGTACGCCATAATCCATATGACGTACTCGTGTATCTTCTGTGCCTTTATTATTTTTCAGCACAAGTAAGTCTTCAACTTCGAGGTGCCAAATTGGGTAGTACAGGGTGGCTGCTCCGCCCCTTACACCACCCTGCGAGCAACTCTTAACGGAGGCTTGAAAAAGTTTATAAAATGGAATAACTCCGGTGTGTGTAGCATCGCCATTACGTATAGGTGAACCGATTGCGCGAATACGGCCAGCGCCTACACCGATGCCTGCTTTTTGACTCACATACTTGACAATAGCACTCGATGTTGCATTAATGCTATCTAAACTGTCACCGGCTTCGATAAGCACACAACTGCTGAATTGACGTTGCGGAGTGCGCACACCTGCCATCACTGGAGTGGGCAGACTTATTTCAAAATTACTAATAGCATCGTAATAATCTTTTACGTATTGCAATCTTGTTTCTGCAGGATATGAACTGAACAATGTCATAGCAATAAGCATATAGCACACCTGCGGAGTTTCGTATATTTCGCCAGTTGCACGATTTTGACACAAGTACTTTCCTCTAAACTGTTCCATAGCAGCATACGTTAATACTTCATCTCGATCATGCTTTATCATTTTGTCAATTTCGTCAAACTCAGATTGACTGTACAGCGATAATATTTCGCTATCGTAGAACCCTAGTTCTACATTTTTGGTAACAATATTAAAAATAGATGGCGGAGGGAACTCTCCGTATACTGCTTTACGCAAATGATAGTTAATCAATCGTCCTGCAACGTATTGGTAATTAGGGGTTTCTTCTGAAATTAGATCTGCGGCACTTTTAATCAGCGTTTCTTGTATATCTGAACTTTTGATGCCGTTGTATAACTGTATTTGGCTGTTTATTTCTACTTCGCTTGGGCTTACTCCAGATGTTCCTTCGCATGCGTATTGGACAACTTTGTGTAGTTTGTCAATATCAATGTTTTCTAATTCACCGGAACGCTTTCTAACTTGCATGTGTGTCTGTCCTACTTTTAACTTGTTGTAAATATTTACCTATGCGGTATTGTACAATAAAACATCGTTTATGTCAATTAAATAATTGACTAACAGGAACATTATGTGTAAAATATGTTGTACTATTTTTATCTACTTCTTCTTTAGATACTGCAACGCCAGGTAAAAAATTGTATACTAAATTATCAGATACTAGCACTAAACCCTCAATTCCATTTATATGATTACTTATCACTGAAAATTCTAAATTTTCGTTAGTAATGAATCCTTTATGGTACAGTGTTGCGGCAAGCACAAGTGTAACCCCGCTTTGACATGTCATTCCTTCGCTGACAATTTCAAACACACTAGGCCAATTGCTTGGTGTATAGTAATCAATATATCTCTGCTGTAAAGTAATATTAGAGAATTCGTTAAGCAAATCATCAACGTTGTCGAAGTTAGTTTGTCTTATATCTCGCCATGTTGATAGTCTTTCTTCTGCAGACTGATTTTTGGTAAACATTTAGTTTTTAATTAATCGCTCCAGCGCCTAACGATATATCTCATAGTTGCGTCAACTCCTACATTACCTGCTGGTAATACTAAAGAGTTATTTGAGTTGATTGTAAGAGTACTGCCTGTTACAGATGCTGTAAATGTTATATTACCGTTAACATTGTCCTTCAACTCACTATAAGTGTCATTGAATGCAACGTCGCCTGCTTCCTGGTCACCAGAATACATAATTGTACCAACTCGTCTATAATTATTACTGCTTCCGGCATTGTTGTCTTTGATACTATATTCAATAAACACAGTATCATAATCGCCTAGATCCAACCCAAGTTCGCTCACCGGAACAGGAGCAACATTAGCAGCAAGTATAACTTGCTCAGGAGAAGTAAAGTTAGTAGTTGATGTACCTGCAGCAAGAGCTTCAGTGGTTAACATTTCTATATTTGTTTTTATGTTTAACAAGCCGCGCAAATCAGGATTAACAGATTCAAAATAGAGACTGTTTAAAATATATGAAAAATCTCTAGCTTCAAATCTACTTTCAAAATTCATTTCATTCAGTGAAGAATTTATGTTAGGATCCCAAGTACTGAAGTGTCCGCCTACGCTATCATTAAACTCTGTGTTAACATAAATTTCATTGAACAAATTCACATCTACGTTGCTCTGCACACTATTAGCCCAGTTTTCAAATTTAGCTTTTACAGTTGAATCTGAACGCGAATAAGAGTCTGGGGTCATACCTAATACTTCTACTGTTTTAACTGTATCGTTGTGTAACCTAAAATCAAATGGTGTTTTTTGTACTGCTTCTGCATGAGTAATATATAAATTTGATGCCTGCCCAGCAATGTTATTAATTTTTGGCCAATTGCCAAAACTGTTTATTGTGGCTGTTGCAGTAGCAATACTGTTTGCTCCTGCTAAATCGTATGCTAACACAGGTGTTGCAGTTATAGATGCATTTGATACCACAGGTGTAAATTTAAGTGTATTTGCATTACCTTGTGCAGGTACACTTGACACTGACGCTGTTAAAATAAAACTGTTAACACTACCTGTGGTTTGTACATTAGTTGCAGTATTTGCAGGATTCCATCCGGTGATAACACTGGTAGTTATTGTGTTTGCATTAGCAGACAGCCCATGAGCTTCTGAATCTACAACTATAACATTAGCTACACCATTTTTAAGAGTCATGAATGTAATATCGCCATTAGAGGCAGCTGATGCTGCATTTGATGCAACATTAGCAAACCCAACAATTGTAACCGCCTCATTAGCAGTATCCACGCTTGCTATATTTGCAGTTTGGCCGTTTAACAGAGAAGCATTACCAGCATCAATTAAGTATATCTGATCTGCCGTTGATATATCAGCTGTGCTACTAACTGAAAGTTTTAAATTAGCACCAGTTGAAACAGCATCAGATATTGTTCTAGTAATAGAGGCTGCATTACTAGGTAAACTTGCATGTAAAATAGAATTCGCTGAATCATAATATGTAACAGGTAACACTTTGCTGTTGAGCCAGTCTGTTGCGTCTTCGATGTACACTGCGTTATATGTATTACTTGACGTGCTGTATGTTCCTGTAGTAATATTACTAGTAAGGGTAACTGCTGTAGCATTAGCTGTCATGGACACATTTTGTCTATTATCATCATTTTTACTGAAGTAAATATTTCCTAATGTTAGCACACCTGTAGACACAGGCACAGGAGTATGTTTCACATCAGTTGCAACTTGGATATGCTTGTATTGAAATCCTACAAAACCTACGCCTGATCCTGGTGCAACTCTGATATGGCTGTTAGACAATTGTCTGTGCGAGCTGATAGATTGATCTTCGTAAAATCCTACACTGCCTGATGCAAATGTTGTACTTGATATTGCGTCAATAATAGCACTGTTACCGTAATAACTAATAGATACTTCGTCACTGCCTGCAGGAGGTGTTCTAAAAGTTAGTTGGTGGGCATGAGTAGGACTGTTAATATCACCACTCTGAGCAAAATAAAAGTCTTTACCGGATGGAATACCAGCTGTGTTATGTGGCAGTAATTCTACGCCATTTTTAACAACAGTCATATCAGTGGATTGAAAAACATTGCCTGTTGTAACATTTTTGTAATTGGTTGTGGTGCTAAAAACTGTTCCGAGTTTAGAGTACTGTACATTTGAGGGAGTACCAGCGGAGACATTGCTTGCAGGAGTCCAAGTTACTGTATCAGTTACACCGTCAAACTCGCCTTTATCGTACATCTTGTGAGGTACGGTGAATTTAACCATTTGCACATTTGCAAAACTAAGTGCTGTACTTTGCGCACTGGATGTTTTTTCAAATGCACCAGTTTTGTTGTAAGTTTGCGATACTGAATCAGTTGTATCTGCACCAATGTAAATTTGTCTACTATCTGTTGCGAATCCTATCTCGCCGGGTCGCAATGGCTTGGGCAGGTCTTGCTTGAGCCCTCTGCGCTGTTGCATGCGTACAATTTTTGTTGAGTCTGCCACTGTTAAGTTTCTCCAAATACTTAACAGTATTTATCACTTTTAGGATACTTGCGAATAGTAATCAGTTACACGTTGAGCCCATAACTGACAATAATGATCAAATTCGTTGCTTTCGACAACAAATTCAGCGAAGTTTGCTTCTCTGTCTACCATGAGTATAGCAATCTTTTTGATGTCGGTGCCAAACATTTCGTTGTGTGCTAGTGCATATGCTGCACCTTGCATAAAATAATCTTCAATCCATTCGCGCTTTTTAATTTTTTTAGCTGTCTTAAAGTCAATGATGGCAGGTTCGCCGTTGTGTAGCCCTATAGCATCACTAGTACCAGCATACAATCCTTTAGCAATAAGTCCTACCTCTGTACCCCACAACTCATCTACATGCGCAAAGCCTTCATTAATCATGCTGTCAAGCATGCGTTTAGCCATTATACTGATTAAGTTATTGCCTTTAATTTCGTATTCTTCTTGTAGAATATACTTCTCTAATGCGTTGTGTACTTTGGTGCCTAAACCTGCACTTTCAGTGGAAATACGTTGTGCTTCTGCTTCGCCAACACGTTTCCGCCAAGCAATAAGTGCTGTTTTGTCACCAGTTTCAGAAAGGATAGTAGTAACACTTGGAACAGGATTATCATCCTCTCCAACATATTTTCTACCAGCGGGTGTTTGAATTCTTTTTAGATTTGGATAGTTAAATTTATTTACAAGCATTTAGTAATTATAACAAAACTTTGTAGGCTTGTCAAGTAATTACCAACTAATATTCCATTGTAAACTTGTGTTACTTGAAGGATCTGTAGTAATGTTTACTCCGTATCCTAAATTTTCAAAGTAAGTTTTAACGTAGTTAATTTGATCTAATTTTGTAGGATCTGTGGTAACACTGTTCCACACATAATAGTAAGAATTACTGTTTGTCATAGTGGTATTATTAACATTAGCGTACAATACACCTGAATTTACATTAGCAAAAACAGCACCTTCGATGGCTGTTATTTCATTATGTATGGTAGTGTTATTACGAGTATTACTTCTCGCTGTACTAGCATTAATAAATATACCTGGCATTATTGCGGCAACTCCATGTTGATATCTTGCATAGCTTGATCGCCTGCTAAATCACCTACATCAACTGTAGGTTCAGCTTCTGTGTCCATGTCTGCTGGCAGTTCACTTAGAGGAACTATTTTGTCTTTGTCGACACTGCTTGCATATCCGCTTTGATCTACTGCTTGGATAAGCTCTTGTGTACTTGTGATGTAACCTTGCTTGGCAAGTATTCTTTTAAATTTTTCAGTGGATATTTCTTTAGCGCCAGTAGACGCCATTTTAATCAGCATGTCTTGCACTGTTACGATCAGCTCATTAAAGTAGCCTTCGTTTAATACTACTTCGCGTATAAGCATGTTATACCTCTACAGGCGCTCTGCCTAATGGCTCTTCTTCGGGACCTGCGGCTGCTGGTTCGTTAACATCTATGTCAGGTTCTTCTAAACCTAAGTCATCTGCTGGTGCATCTAACTCGCCGGTGTCACCTAATCCAACATCAGTAGTAGCAGGAGCATCGCCTGATAATGTGCCTGTTGCGTTATCCATCCCTGCTTTAGCAGTTTTTGCTGATTCCATATAAGTTGTTAATACGCCAGTTACACTGTCAGCAAATGCTTGCGCTGCTTGTGCGCCCATTTCGCCACGGATTTGGTCTGCAATAGCAGGAACGTCTTCGTTTACCATACGTCCTAATCTTTCAACTTGATCTTGGATGTCGTCTGCTAATGCACGAACAGCCATTACAACTTCTGCTTCTTCTACATTAACTTCTTCGTTGAGTAAGTCTGCGATAATATCGTCGAACATCATGCTTTCATCTACTTCTTCGTCACTGGTGTCGCCAGTAACATCAAACTCTTTATTGCCCACAGTAAACTTCTTCTTGCCTGCTTTGATTGCATCTTTGCGAGCTTTAACAAATGCGTTTGCTTCGCCAATCTTGCGACCAAACATTTGTATGCCTGCAACTAATGCTTCTTCGTCTAGTCCGTTCAAGAAACCAACAACAGCATCTCTGCTTTTGCCTGCAACTTCAGCAAATGCATTTAATTTTTCTTCTATGGCGTCATAACTTGTGGTGTTATCTAATTCAACACCGCATTCTTTTGCTAGTTCTCTTAATAGATTTTCATTTAAATCAGTTTCAGGAGTTTCAGTAATATCTTCTTCAACTGATTCGTGTTTGCTGCCACAAGATTCCATATAGTCTTTTGCTGCTGTGATAACAATAGGAAGGACATGTTCGTCATCGTAAGCAAAACGATTATCCATTCTATAACGATTCATACATTCGCCACACGCTTCGTCCATGGTGTATCCACTGTCCATTAAATTCTTAACAGTTTCTTTGACCTCGCTACACATTGATTCATATGCAGGACTTTCAGCATAGTAGCCTTCGTTAATCATGGTGTTTGCAATATCGCGTATGCCTAGATATTTGGCATATTCAGGTTCTATCTGGAACTGCAATTTAGAGCTTTTAATTTTTGCTATTGCTTTTTCAGAGTGATTTACAATCTCTGTTAATTTATTCTTCGAAGGTATTCCAGCAGTTTTAAACGAGATATTAAATTCTTCTTTTAAGAATTTATTAAGTTTTGTTATACGTTGTTTGCTAGACGGATTGAATTCTTTTAAAAACATGTCAGTCTTCCTAGTATTATCTATTACTGTTATTTATCATCTTTAGGAAGAATATAAGTTAGAAATTTATCAGACTTTCACGAATTTTTTGAAAATGTTTTACTGCATCCTTGTATCTAGCAATGGTTGTATAATATTTTACACTATCTTTGGTAGTTTTTAGTGTGTTTTTATAAAATGCTATGTCATTTTCAAATTTAAAATAACGTTCTATCAACAGAGACAATTCTATTTTTTTGTGACTTGGTAGAGTTTTACCTTTGTTATAAATTTTACATAGATTGTCAGCAACTTGTTTGATTGGAATATTGTTGTTTAAAACTTTTTTAGTGATATGCTCTTGAACAAAAAATAAGCCATTTTGTTCTTTGTTAGTGATATAAATGCCACGATTAGCAACTTTTTCTGCTATTGTGTTAATACCAAGTTTAAGTTTATCTTTGTTCATAACAGTATTTAGCTGCACTCATTTATAGAGTATATGTATTTAGAGTCTTTGATTTTTTTGTTGAAAATATTTTTTTGATATAATTCGTCGGCAAGAAAACAATCTCGCTCTGACAACTCGTGCGATGAAATAGACCCTAGCGTTTCAGCCATGTTATAGAGCCTTGCTTCTAATGCATTTATTAAGTGTAAATGTCCTTGTTTTGACTTTACTGCTTTCATTTTTTTACACAACTACCTTTTTCGCCGCGCTTCTTGCCGGGTACTTTTTTGTAGCCTTTCCAACACTTGTCATACACTTTGTTGTTAGGGTGCGCTTCGGTAGTTTTCTTTTTAGCCATTTTGGTTGCAGTGCCGTATTTTACTGCTTCCCAATCGTCACCATAACGTTTTTTAAACTCTGCGTCGGGTAAATCATCAGCGTATTCATCGCGCTTTTTAATCTCTGCTTTGCTAAGTTTGCGCTCTGTGGTTTTCTTTTTCTTTTTCTTAGAAAAAACGCTGGGGTTAGGACGCTTCTGCATACCGCCTACTGGTGTAGCTACAGTAGCAATTGCACCTGCACTGGTTGTTTCTGATATAATTTCTGAAATTTTCATAATACTATTTATCAGGTTTTATCCTAAAGTTCATACTGATTACAATCCTATAATCATCACTGAGATTGCGTGTTACATAGTGAGGTAGTGTGCTATCGAACATAGCAAACTTACCTGCTTCTGACTTAACAGTAGTTTGCTCAATTATGTAAGGGTTTGTGTGGTATTGGAAAACTAAATCGCCACTATCGGGAGGAACTTTAACCCAAAACGCTGCGCTAACATGTGCTCCACTGTTATAGTTTTCACTACTTTCGTGACTGTGTAAGTTAGTGGATTGATTATGTCCGTGTACTACTGCCCATATAGCAGTGTTAGGATCGTCTGTGCTGCCAATTTGCCAGCACAGTTCGATTTCAGTCCCGTATTCTTTATGCCATACAGATTCTAGAGTTTTAACAACTCGTTGTAGTTCGCGAGTGTAACTAACTCTAACATCTTCAGCACGAATACTATCTTCCTCACTGGACATAAATCTTTTATTGCGATAACTATCCATTACTAGCGATTGTATTTCGCTAAGATTTACATCCAGTTTCCCGGTTAAAAACTCTCTGGTGTAGAGAGTGACTCGTTTTGCCATTAGACTAGTTCAGGTAATTTACTATAATCTACTTGGTAGAATCCTGACTCGTGTACACTAACAGAACTAGCATATTCAGTATCTAACAGTTCTTGTGCTAATACGCCTGTTTGTTCTTCACTGTCCCAAACATAGTTATATGTGTACAGATTAATATTGTTAACTGTTTTAGATAACTTGATATTTTCTTTTAATCGCAAATCTGAAAATACTTTTTTAAGGGCCTTGCCGGTGCTTTTAGCAGCTTTGCTCGCACCTTTACCTACGTCGTCTACTGCCTTACTTGCGCCTTTACTTACATCATTAGCAACATCAGTAGTAGTATTAACTACAGTATCAGCAGCTTTTTGTGTTTGATCAGCAACTTCATTGGCAACATCAACTGTGGTCTCGGCAACATCATTTGCTACGTTAACTGTTGTGTCTGCTACAGCAACAGCTGCGTCTTGTACCGGCTTAGTATCAACACTTACACTTGCGTTAAGTTCAACACCTGCAATAAGTTCAACTTCACCGTCTACTCCAACTGTGAGTACATCATCTTTCATAGTAGCACCGCCACCAACTTCGCCGCCAACTTGTGCGCCTATGCTAACACCGGCGCCAACTTCGCCACCATTACCACTGCTGTCATAAGCACCAGTGCTTGCGTCAACACCAACACCTACGCCTGCTGTAGCACCAGCGTGTCCAGCGACACCGTCCTTACCTACTTGTGCGTCTGCTCCTGCTTTTGCTTCTGCTTCTGCATGTACGCCTGCTTCAGATGTAACTGTTACATCGCCTACTTGCTGGCTTACACTTGTTCCTGCTTCAGCACTTGCGCCTGCTTCAGCACCTGCTTGTGCATATGCGTTACCGCCACTTACACCTGCTTGTGCGCCCGCTTCTGCGTGTGCTTCTGCACCTGCATGTGCTTCTACTGTGGTATCACCGTAAGTAGCACTTGTTCCGGCATCAGCACTAACACCTGCTTCTGCTTTTGCGGCAGCACTAGTGTCAGTTACTTCTGTGCCTGCACTAGCATGCGCTTCTGCGCCTGCGTGTGCTTCTACATCAACACCGCCTACAGTGGTGCTTGCGCTTGTATCAGCACTTACACTTGCAGAATCTTGGGGATTTATATCTGTGCCGGCAGTAAAGTCATTAGAGACACTTACGTTTGGGCTATTATCTTCTTGGTTGTCATTGTCTTTCTTATCTTCTTCGTTCATTTGTGTCTCCTGTGACATTTGTGTTTATGATCGTGATGGGTATACACCCTCTGTTGCAATAATTGCTTTGCAGCCATCTAGGTCTTCTATTTTAGGCAGGGCAAATGTTGTTCTACCATCTCCGCCATACTGTGTACCTAGTATGCTAAACAATGCTTGATTTGATGCGATAGACATCATTTGTCCTTGACAAAATGCCCATCCTCTAGGTGCAAAGTTACCTGCAAAGTATTTTACTTCTGCTGTCATTGATTCCATTAGTGTGTCTCCTGTGGTTATTTAATGTATTCAACATCTTTTTGTAGTTTAATTAAATCAATTTGCTGATTTAAAATTTTGTCAGTATTTTCTTCTACTGATTTTGAATTTGTTTGTACATGCTGTTTTAGTTTATCTATTTCGTCCACTAAATTGTCAATCATAGTTTCATAACGAACAACTATACTAGTTATTGCAACCGCGGCAAACACAATAGCACCTATTGTTTTTAAACTTAATCTTACTTCGGTATCTTCACCTAGTTTAACTGCCATGTTACTTCTTGCCTGCTTTCATTTCATTTTCCTTTAAACACGTTCTTGATAAAGTTAGCACGAGCATCGTATAAGTCTATGCTAGTAATACGAGTTTTTCCTTTAAACTTTACATCTCGGTTAATTCGGAAGTTTGCGGGCCCTTCGTCCCCCATAAAAAAATCATCTGATGAATTGTCAGCATTGGCTCTCATACTATCCATTGCCTTTTGTAGTAAATCCCTGTGGCCGAATTTACTAACTGTAAAAGGCTCAAACATCTTCCTGAATTTAGTAACATCACTGCTGTATATTTCTTTTGCATCTGTTAACACTGCTAATAAATATTTTGTAAGATATTCTTTTGTCATTTTATTAACTTGACCTAACTTGTTTCTTTTAAAATGTTGAAGTGCTTCTTTTGCAAAGTCAGATGCAATTCGCATCAAGTACTTTGATATATCTGAATCCTTCAGTAATCTCTTTGATTTGAGGAAAACTATTTCTACATCATCAGAGTATAACGTGTTTCTCAGTATTTCACCAATCATGTCTTCGTCCATTCCTGCTGAACCTGTGACAAACTGCATTGTTACCAACGCAATGTAATCGCTGCCGTCTTTCTCACTAGCAACTTCGCCCATATCCAAAGCATAACTTTTACTGGCTGTTGTGTATACACCGCCTACAGACTCTAATCCGCCATCGTAAGTTTTGTCTTTAGGATTTGCAACTAGGCCGTGCTTTAAAATACTTGTTACCTTATTAGATGAAGTTCCATGATAAACGGTAATCACTTGTTGAGTTTTCTTCTCTGCAACAATCTCATGAAACCTCATTTCTTTTTACCGCCTTTCATGTTTGCACACCAGTGATACATTTTACCACGTTCACCTGAATACTTTTTAGCTTTGGCTCGTAAACTGCTTACTGAACCTTTACAACTAGCGCCAGCACGTTTTACTCGGCCGGGTCTACTCTTGCCTTTTACTTTACCGTCAGCAAAGTTTTCATCTAATAGTGTGTAATTTAGTTTGTTGGCTATTGCTTGCCAAGCCTCAGGATTTTGATTGTCGCCGTCTACAAAAAGAGCA